GAATTGCATAATAGGATATCATGCCTTTACCAAAAATTGCGACACCAACGTATAGTATGGTGTTACCATCTACAGAAGAGGAAATAAACTATAGACCTTTTCTGGTGAAAGAAGAAAAACTTTTAGTTCTTGCTTTAGAGAGTGAAGATACAAAACAAATCACTCAAGCTATCAAAGCAGTTCTTAAAAGTTGTGTTCAAACAAAAGGAATTAAAGTAGAGTCACTACCAACTTTTGACATTGAATATTTGTTTTTAAACATTCGTGGAAAGTCAGTTGGTGAATCAATAGATGTTAACGTGATTTGCCCTGATGATGAAAAGACTAGTGTTAAAGTAGTTATTGATTTGGATGATATCAAAGTTCAAAAAACTGAGGGTCATACAAACAAAGTTCAACTAGATAAGAACTTAATGATGGAACTTAAGTATCCATCTTTAGAAGAGTTTATAAAAACCAACTTTGATTTTAAAGATGAGAATGCAATGGATCAATCATTTAAATTAATCGCATCTTGTATAGATAAAATATATACTGACGAGGAAGTATGGGTTGCAGCAGACTGCACCAAGAAAGAGATAACAGAGTTTCTTGAGTCGATGAACTCATCTCAATTTAAAAAGATTGAAGAGTTCTTTACATCAATGCCTAAATTATCTCATACTATAAAAGTAAAAAATCCAAATACTAAGGTCGAAAGTGAAGTTGTGCTTGAGGGTTTAGCGTCTTTTTTCGGGTAGCAATGATCCATATGGATCTTGCTAGCTATTACAAGTTAAACTTTTCGTTGATGCAATACCATAAATACTCATTAACTGAGATTGAAAACATGATGCCTTGGGAACGAGACATCTATGTTGGATTATTAAAACAGCATCTCGAAGAAGAGGAACTTAAACGACAGCAATCAAAGAATGGCTAAGCGTCTAAATGCCACTATAAACAAAGAAACTAAGCAACTGCTTATCAATGACTTTGGATACGAACCCGTTGATCTTGAATCTTACACGGGTCAGATTCGTGCGTTAAAGGAAAGTTTCAATACACTTCAGATAAAAGATGCAAAAGATCCTAGATTAATACAATTACAAATTGCAATAAAAGATTTAAGAGCAGATAGAGAAATAGAGAAAGATACGACTGGCACGTTAAAGAAAAGAAGAAAAAGAAGATCAGATGCTAAGTCACTAGAACAAATACAGGCAGAGATAGATGCAAAGGATAAAGCGATAGCGGATAGAAAGGCGAAGAAGAAAAAAGATGCAATGAATTTTATATCTCCAGGCTCTGCACCTGCTGCATTACCTCCAGCAGAGGGTGATGGTGGTGGAGATATGTCATCAGCATTAGCAAAGATTGCTAGTGATGTGAACATCATCAAAGGTATTGTTGCGAGTCAAGAGTCAATTGAGAAAGACAAACTTGATGATACTAGAGAGGCAAGAGAGAAAAGTAAGAGAGAGAAGGCTGAAAATATGTTAGAGACAGGTAAGTTTAAACAAGTCACGAACGTAATACAAAAAGCTCTCACACCTGTGACAAATATCTTTATGAAGATACTTGATTTTTTAACTAAGTATCTTTTTGGTGCAGCAGTGATGAAGTTAATTGATTTTTTTGGTAATCCCGATAATAAGAAAAAAATAAATTCTTTATTCAGATTTTTAAGAGATTGGTGGCCTGTTCTAGTTGCTGGTCTCATGGCACTGTTTCCTGGCGTTGCTTTGATACCTGGTATCATAGCGTTGACTGTTAGTTTTTTACCAAAACTTATCAATCTTGTTAAATCCTTATTTGGATTTGGAAAGGAAGTAGATAAAGAGATCGCCAAAGGTGAAAAAGATTTAGAAAAAGGTGATGATGTTAGTGTAAATATTGATACCGACAAAGAAGGAGAAGGTGGTGTACAACCTCCAACAGGAGAGACTCTTAATGAAAGAGGTGATGAAACAGAGGGTAAAAATCTTACAGAACCTCCTATGTATGCTAATAAGGGTGGTGAGGTTCCAGGCCAAGGAAATACTGATACTGTTCCTGCGATGCTAACACCTGGTGAATTTGTGTTGACTAAGGAGGCAGTGAATCAGGTTGGTGCTGATACTTTATATGGAATGAATGCTGCTGCTGGTGGTGTTGGTAAACCTTCACAACAACCAAAAGCTAAACCTGCGAGGAAGAAAATGAAAACTTCAACTGTAGGAACCATGATGAATATGGGTGGATTAAAAATGGGTGGTATGAGTAGCGATGTAAAATATATGAGTTATGGTGGCCCTGTTCAACATATGTTCTTGGGTGGTCTAGTTAAAAAAGCAGGAAGTGTTTTAGCAAAAACACCACAGGCTCGTCTTCTTAAGTTTGCTGTGGATCAATTAAAGAAAATGCCAGTGCCACCACCACTAGCAAAACTCGCAAACTTAAAAAGACAAATGGAGATTAAAGTTGCAGCCTCTTCTGGTGGTGGAGTTAACCAAATTGATAAGAAAGATGACATACCACAGTTTAATGTTATCGCACCTGGTGGAAAGGCAAAAGAACAGACATTAGGGATAAGGAGATAAGATATGCCATTAGGAGCCATAGTAAAAGCGGGTGCTAAGTCACTTGCCAAAGATAAAGCAAAAAGTTTTATTACTGGAAAAGGTAAAGGAAAAGGTGGTGCTTTACAAAAAACAGGAGAACAAAAAGTAAATCCCTCTAATTTAATGGGTAGACAAGTTGGTGGGGATACAGGAGGAACAGATATTCCAGCATCAAAGCAAACTATTAATGTAACTGCTTTGGGATCTGACTCTCCTGTTAGTTCAGGTGGTGGTGGTAGTGGTAATGTAAGAATTGTTCAAGATATTAGTGTTGCTGTATCTGCGATTGCTGAGAGCATGAAGAGTGGTCTTGTATTAAAAGAAAAAGCACAGCAGAAAGAGGCAAAAATAGCAGAGAGTCAGAAACGTGCAGCACAAGAAACTGAATTGGAAAAACCAGATGAGAAAGATGATAAACCAAAAGGCCCTAAATTTAAAGTTCCTAAGATAGGATTCTTAGAGGGTATCTTTGGTTTCATAACAAAATATTTAATGGGTGCACTCATAATAAAACTGATTGATTTAGTTCAAAATCCTGCAGTCATGGGGATCATAAAAGGTCTTGGAGTTCTTGGTCAAGGATTGTTAAAGTTAGCAGAATTTGTTGGTGTAGGATTAATTAGTTTGATTGATTTTGGATATACACTCGTTGATGGTGCAGAAAAAATAGTGGGTAAAATTTTTGGAGAGGAGGGTGCTAAGAAATTTAAAACCTTCATGGAGAATATCACACCTTTATTAAATGCTTTCTTAGTATTTAAAATATTAAAAGCAAAATTTGGTAAAGTAATTATAGACACTATAAAAAATGCATTTAGAGCTGCAAAAAATATAATTAAAAACGCTGGTAAATTAGTAGCAAAATTGTTCCCAAATGTAGCTAAGGGTGCAACAAAATTATTTCAAGCAGGAAAAGGATTAGTAACAAAAGGATTATCAAAGGTAGGTGGATTTGCTGCAAAGATATTTGGTAAGGCTTCAGGAGTTATTGCACCTGCATTTAAAGGTGCTAAACCATTTCTCTCTAAGTTCTTTGGTAAGATCCCAATTGTAGGCCCTCTTGTTGTTACCATTGTATCTTTACTATCAGGAGAACCAGCATCTCAAGCAATCTTCAAAGGGTTGGGTGCTGCATTAGGTGGTGCACTTGGAACATTTATACCAATACCTATTCTTGGAACACTGATAGGAGAGACCATTGGTGTGTTTGTTGGTGATTTGATATATGAATTATTGATGGGTGGTGGTATACAAGCAGTGGGTCAGAAGTTGAAAGATACTTTCATGACTATCTTTAAAGGAGGCAAGGCAGTAGCAAATTGGTTAGGTGGTGGAATCAAAGCCTTCATAAAAAATGTGCTTACAACAGATCCTATTAATGTGCCAGAGGGTGGAGGAGTTAGATCTCTACTCACTAGAGGAACTAAGAAGTTAGGATTGTATGGTTTTCTTGAAGGTCTTGGATTTGCAGGAGGAAAAGATGGTCAGATAGATAAGTTCTTTAATCCTCTTAATTTACTTAATCCATTCAAGTTCTATCCCTTATTATTCAAATCTTTCTTTGGTAAGAGAGATGAGGGTGAGACTGGTGGTGGTGAAACTGCAGTTGTAAAACCAAAAGAAGAAACAACTGAGATGGTGGTTGATGATGCTCAAACAACAAAGAATGGTGATAACGCGGATGCAGTGGCAGGAGAGACAACTTACGAAAGTGGTGAAGGTGAGGTTGCATATATCCCAGTTCCTGTTGTAGAATATAAAGAAGTTCCAATTAAAAATAAAAGAGGTAGAATTACAGGATATAGAAAAACTCCTACAGATCCAGACATATTAGCTTTGTACGCGGGTAAATAAAACATGACTCAAGATTCAACAAAAGCAGAAGCAGCAAGTATAACCAAGGCAGACGTAACATCTAATGTTGATGTTGAGAAATCTGTAAGTTTAACTAATGGTATACTTCGTTTAACTTATTATGAAAGTATTCTGCAAGATAGTGTCAAAGCATATATCGTTTATGGTGACACTGGTAATGCTATAGATCAAAAATCTGCGGTGGAGGGTCTTCCAATTATAGGAACCGAAGATTTTAGATTAGAGTTTGAGGATAATAATGAGAATAAAATTAAAGTAGATATGATTGTTAATTCAGTCATTCCAGCTTATGAAGATACTAATAAAAATGTTGTTAGCATAGAGTTAGTATCGCAAGAATATATTCGTAATGAGATGGGAGAATCTAGATGTCGTTCTAGATTTAATGGAAACATATCTGATAATGTTGAGGCAATATTTAAGGATAGATTAAAGACTACAAAAAAATTAGATATAGAAAGAACATCTAACGATTATAATTTTCTTGGTAATGGCCGTAAACCATATTACATATTAAATATTCTTTCTAAACAATCTATTCCCGAAGGTGGGGAGGATGGAAGTGCTGGATTTCTTTTCTTTGAAACTGCTGATGGTTATCAATTTAAATCAATTGATAAATTATTTGATGTCAAACAAAAGAAATCATTCATATTTAATAACTCTTCTGATGCTCAAAAAGGTATTCCACCAGGTTATGATGCGAAAATATTAGAGCATCAGTCTGATAGTTCAATTAACATTCAAGCAAAAATGAATATAGGTGCATACAAAACAAAGTTAGTTCTGTTTGATCCTTATAATTGTAAGTATGTTGTTGAGGAGAAAACTGCTGATGAAGCTGTAGAGAAAAAGAAAGTAAAACTTGCTGGCAAAAAACTTCCCAAATTCAATGCAAAATTTGATAGTTCCAATAAAGACTTTACGAGAACAACATTAATGTTAGTTGATAGTGGAACTCTTCCTGCTGGTGCTACCGAGGAACAGATCAAGGAAAATCAAAAAGATAATTTTCAAGCAGCAAAAACATTGAATCAAGCAATTCGTAGATACAATCAACTTTTTTCTAACATGATGACAATAACTATTGCTGGAGATTTTAGTTTACATGCAGGAGATGTAATATTTGTTGACATTCCTGCTATTAAGAGTGAAAAAGATGATACAGTGAACAAGGAAAGTGGGGGTCTATATATTATAGCCGACTTATGCCACTTTGTTAATGCCGATGGAACCTATACTAAATTAAATTTAGCAAGAGATTCATTCGGAAGAAAAGGCAATCACAGCACGAGGTAACTTATGAAAAGCATAGAAGACCACATCGCGAAAGACAAAGAGATCCTTGCTGATCCAAAGACTTCAGAACCAATGCGTCATCACATTGAGGATGAATTGCATGATCTAGAAGAGTATGTTGAACATCATAAAGACGAAATAAAAGCTGGCGACCATCATGATCCAAATGTTCTAGAAGTATTTTGTGACATACATCCTGATGAGCCAGAGTGTCTAGTATATGACGACTAAAAAATATGGAATCGTCATCATTATTTAATCCTGGTTTCTTAGGTGGCAGTTTTCTTTGGTTTATAGGCCAGGTTGCTGACGATTCAACGTGGAGAGAAAACCAAAATCCATCCAAGTTTCAAAAAACTGAGGATATGCCAGCATGGGGATATCGATATAAAGTTAGAATTATAGGTCAACATGAACAAGAAGAGTCTGATGTAAGTGCAGAGGAACTTCCTTGGGCTCAAGTAATGTATCCTGTGACTGCTGGTGGTGGTCAAGGTGGATCTTACATGTCACCTGGTATTAGACAAGGTAATTTTGTTTTTGGTTTTTTTCTTGATGGAAAAGATCAACAAGTTCCTATAATCATGGGTGTTCTTGGCAACAATGCTAAGACCAAACTTGAGAGAAAAATGGGAACTGAAGGTAGTGGTGGTAAAAACTTTGTGCCACAAAGTTTCCATGCTATTCAACAGAAATTAGAGGATGTTGCAGATAAAATACTTAAAGATGGAGACTTTGCACCAAAGCAAGCAGGAAATGAAGCATATTCTTCACCATCAGATTCTAATATAACTAAGGAATCAACTGATGCTAATAATGAATATACAATTGCTGACGAGAGAACAAGTTATGTGTTAGAGGAAACACATGCATTAGCATGCCCTAATCCAGACACTCAGACTGACATAAAGAACATGCAGACTGTCATACAAACTGTGTCAGAAAAAATAGAGAGGATGCAACAATCTTTAGTGGATGCTAATCTCGCTGGTGGTTTACCAATTTTACAGAATAACAAAGATATAGATGAAGCAATTGAAAAGGCCTCTGAAGAGATGTCAAAATATATGAAGGGTATAATGAATCAGATACAACAGTTTACCACTAAGGAGTTTAATGAAAAACTTGCACCAGTAGAAAATCTTACTCCTCCTTCACATACCTTAGATGTATTGAACAAAAAAGTAGAGGGTTTAGAAAAAATTGCTTGTATGTTTAATGGTATGGCAGGTCTTGCACTTGCAGGTTTAATTGCTGCTGCCTTGAAAAATGCTTTTAATAGAAAGAAAAAGAAGGCAGAAGATGCTGCTGCTAATGCAGCGACATCTGAAGCAGGTGTTGTCGGTGTAAGCACATCAGCAGTAATACCAGATATTCCTACATTAGACACACCTGGTTCTGATAATGTTCCACAACCATCTAATGATGGATTTTATAGACCAACACCTTTATGTGAAACAGAGGAGATTATTGGTGAAGTTTTAGGAGGAACAATCAATACAATTATGTCTGGATTTGATAGTGCGATTGGCCCCGTAATTGATGAAATATCAAATGCTTTAGGAGCACCTCCATCTGAAACTGGATCTGAAGATAAAGGAACAATTGACCATGCTATCAATGAAAATAATGTTCTTTCCTCTTTATCATCAGGTGATTTAATTTTAAGTTTCTCTCAAACCATAGCAGATCAGGCAGGATTAGATCCTAATAATGTTGGAGGTGCAAATCGTTTCTGGGCAGATGGAAATTATGGTCGTGGATTACTTGGATTTATTGATGCCGTTGGTCAAAACACTGCAGATAATCAACAATTAATTGCAGAGGCATTATCTTTAATTGATGACAGTTCAAATGAAACTGGTATCGCAGCTGGATTAGTTTTAGCATCTAATATATTGGGTGTCAATGAGAATCTTTTAACTGGAATAGGTAGTGCATTTCAAGCGATTAGAGTAGGTAACATACCAGACTTAATATCTGCTGCTGGTAGTCTTGCATCTTTTAGCCCAAGAATTTTGACTGCTATTGCTGGTAGAGGAGCTTCTCTTGCTGGTTTAACACCGAGTGGTTTAGGTTTAGGTGCATTAGGTGGTATGAATTTTGATATTGCAACTGCATTAGGATTTGTCAATTCAATAACTAAAATATTCGATTGTGATCCTGATCCAGAGTGTTCACCAAATGATTCTCACACAATGCAAGATGGTGGTGGATCTTCTGATAATCCTAGTGATTCAAATGTTGCAGCTGCTGCACAAAATACTGCAAACTCTACTAAATCAGAGAGATCGTATGGAACTGGCATAGAAAAGTTGAGTTCTAGTAAAGAAGGTGTTACAATAACAAAAGTATTTGCTAAACCAAAATCAAGAACAAAAGATTTAACTAATTTAGTTGGATATGTAAAAGGTCAACCATATTATGGCCCATTTCATGTTCATGTAAGAGATGATGGATCACAGGTAAAAATGGTCGGTATCGCACACACAACATCACCACATGATGTTATATTTGACACAGTTCAAGAGAGTCTAGAATAATGCCAATTTCACAAACATCATTCGATAAAATTAAAGTAGGATATATCAGTGAGACTGCTGGATACGTTAAAAATGTGTCGATATCTGATGCCAATTTATATGCAGAGTCAAATCCTGATACAGAATTTATTTTTATAGATGGAGATGAGAAAGTTCGATTTTTGACAATTAATGAAGTAAACGCATTAACTCCCAAAAATTTACTAAGATCTGATCCTTGTTTAATTGGAGATCAACCTTGTGGGCCACCAAAACTTAAGTTTTTTGGAGGTGGTGGTGTTGGTGCTAGTGCAAATCCAGTTGTAGATAGTAGCGGTAATCTAATTGCAGTTGATCTCGTGAGTGGTGGATTTGGATATAATATACCACCCCAAGTTCAAGTGATTGATCCTTGTAAAATTGGTAGCGGTGCTGTTCTTCAAACCATACTAGGCACTGGTGATCTAACTGGTGTTGTTGTTCAAGTGATTGTTAAAGATAGTGGTCAAGGTTATCTTCCACCACCACAAACAGTTCCTCAATATCCAGCCATTTTAGAACTCACAGGTGTGACTGTGACAAATCCAGGTTTCAATCATAATTGTGGTGTTGATAAGATAGAGATCATACCAAGTAATGGAACAGTTCTTTCATACAGTTGTGATCCTTTCGGGAAGATAAAATCAGTATCTGTTGATAAAGGAGGTAGATTCACAGAACTACCTCAAATTAGAATGAACACTGAAACTGGAGTTAATGCTAGATTTGTTCCTAATTTTAGTATTGTTCGTGATCCACAACCAGTGGAACCAGTGTTAACAGATGTGGTTCAAGTATTTGATCTAGTTGGGTTAAATATAAATGGTTACGTTGATGGTAAACCATATTATGGAAATGTATATTATGTAAATGGTATCAGATATGCAGGAACATCTGCTAATTCTGGAACTAATATTGTGGTTTACGATACTCAACTTGCGAGTGTTCAAAAGAGAGCTATTGAAGGTGCGATTGCTCCAAGTCAAATTGAAGAGACTGAAACTCAAGAAGATACTATAGAAGCTATAAGTTCTCCAACCAGAGGAAGTTACTCTACCACACCAACAAGTGCTCCATCAACACCAGCACCATCAACAACTACAACACCAGCAACTGGTGGTGGATATTCAACCCCATCTACACCAGCACCTGCACCAACTACACCATCAACACCAGCACCATCAACACCTAGCACACCTAGTGGCGGTGGCGGTGGATATGGAGGAGGATACTAATGACTGCTAAGAAGAATTTTTGGAATCAAGTATGGAGTGCCATGAATGGTGCTATAACTCTTGGTAAGTTAAGCCCGAAAGGTGATGTAACTTCAAGTGTTCATATTCAAGCAGCAGATGGTAGACATTTCATGGCATTTGATGAAAATGGCCCACGAACTGGTTTTACTTGTCTAAATTCACCAGGTTCAACCTTTATTCACACTGGTGAGGATTTAGAAAAGCAGCAAGAGGCAGTGATGATTCTTGCAAAAAATGGTGACATACATTTAAAAGCAGCAAATGGAAAGATTAAATTAGAAGCACTTGATATTGAGTTGATTGCCAACGGAAATGCACCACAAGGTGTCATTTGGGCAAACGCATATGAGACCTTGAAACTTGACTCAAAAAATGTTACAATAGATGGAAAGCAATCTTGTAAAGTTATGACATCAGGTTTGATGACAATCAGGGGTGGTCTTGGAACTCAAATGTTATCACCACTTATTGAAGGAGTCTCTGCTGCTATGTCTAAATTAAAACTACCAGAACCCGCAGAAGTAAACAAGGAGTAACATGGCATTTGCATTCGACGAAATATTCGCATACGGTGGGCAACTTATCGTTGCTGCTAAAAAAGTAGTTCCTAAAGCATTGGGAGTGGGAGCAGCTAAAGTAGATCACACTGCATATATTCAAGGTAACACACAGATTGGAAAGGCAGAGGCTTTTTCATCTCCCATGGCAACTTTAATGGTTGGTAGAGAGGATACTATTGGAACACCTAATGCAATAGAGACACGAGGTAATGTTGACATCATAGGTGATGGTGGAACTAGTAATGCTCTTTATGTGAGTGGCGGTTCTGGTGCAAACACAGTTCATATTATTGGAGATCTTTATGTAAGTGGTTCGACAGACACTGGTAATAAAGGTAGACTTGCTTCTAGATTTGGTGCTGCTGATGGTAGACCAAAACCATTTGATATTAAACACCCAAGTAAAGAGGGATATAGATTAAGATATGCTTGTATTGAAGGCCCAGAAGTGGGTGTATATTGTAGAGGGAGAGTTAGAGGTGAGAAGATAATAAAGTTACCTGATTATTGGAAAGATTTGGTAGATGTTGAGAGTATATCAGTTCAATTACAACCAATAGGAGCACATCAAGATATAATAATTAAACGATGGGATAGTGAGTTTGTATATCTACAAGCACAAGGTGGATTGCCGATAAATTGTTTTTATCATGTATATGCTGCAAGAAAAGATGTGAATCCATTACATGTTGAATATCAAGGTGACAGCTGGAAAGATTATCCTGATCCAAACTTTAATCCAGAGACTGCACCAGATACACCAAACTATAATGACCCAGAGTATAGAACTAAAAGAAATACCATAACAATTTGAAGAAACTGATTTATATTCAAGAGAAGTTTTTAGATCCTTCTCTGTGCGTTCCTTTCATTGAACTATCAAAAAGAAATAATGAAGAAATGCCATACGGTGATGAGAGTCGTGGTGGTGATACTTTTTTAACAACAGTTACACATTCAAATTCAAACGAAAGTTTACCCAAAGCACCAGATATACCAGAACCTGATGGTGATGGTAATTATGGTGCTGTATACTTAGGTGGTAATATAGATCCAACCACAATAGAAGTTAATGATGATGAATTATTCAAGACCGTAGTTCATGGTGTAACAAACTTATGTAAGAGTTTTGATCCTGATGTTGCATTAGATTATGTGGGTGTCGTTCGATGGCCTGTAGGAACCTTTATGAAACCACATTTCGATAAGAATGATGTTCATGGTGAGGATGTGTTTGCTGCCATGTTGTATCTAAATGATGACTTTGAGGGTGGATCTACAGTGTTTGAACACATAGATGTGAAACCAGAGGCAGGTAAACTTATCGTATTCTCAAATTCAAAATATCTTCATCATGTGAGCAAGGTTGACAAGAGTGAAAGGTATGTGTTATCATTTTGGTATAAATACCCCAAATCTAATGAATGATGCGTATTTGACACGTTGTGTCGTTGATCCACTCAAGCGTAAAATTTATATGTATTCTAGTGAGGGTGATGAGAAAACCGTAGACTGTGAAACCGTGGATCAGTTTATGAATATGCTACGGTTTGTGCGTGATACAGCAAGCGATGAGGTGTTATCATACGTTAATCCTCTTTAACGGCCACCAAAATTAGCTTTAGCTTCCAAAAAGGCGGGAAAAAAATCCCGCCAATTTTTTTGCCCTATTAGTTTTTTTATAAATACCTAAAAAGTATCGCGAGTTAAAATGGGTATTCGCATAGATGGAAATACTGATCTAATAAATGCTGCTGACGGTACGCTTACGGTAGAAGGTCTTTCTATAAACACAACTGGTATTGTAACTGCAACAGGTGGTTTTAAAGCTGGAGCTGCTGCTACAATTCACTCCAGTGGTCAATTTAACATAGGTGTCTCACATACAATTTTTGCGAATGGTAATGCAACTCATTCGGGTATAGTTACTGCATCAGCATTTGTTGGAGATGGTTCTGCACTTACAGGTGTGGCAGCTGGTGTGTGGACAGAAACTGCTGTTGGTGTATCAACAATTAAAACTGCTGGTATCAACACCACAGGTCTCAAAGGAACTGCTGCTGGTGCTGCTACGTCAGAGGGAGCAGTTCAAGCACATGGTAATGTTTCGGTTTTTGATGGATTTGTGATGACTGACCAACAAATAGATAAACATCTAACTTTACCAGAAGGGAAAAATGGCTTATTAATAGGCCCAGTCACAATTGCCACTGGAATTGGGATAACTATTGAATCAGGTTCTACCCTATTAATAGCATAAATACAAAAAAAGGAATTTTACGATAAATGGCGAATTTACGAGTTGGAACTGGAATTACCTTTGACGGAGCAACGGGCAATTTTAATACTTTGGGTATTGGAACTGTTAGAGGTGATTTTAATGCCACTGGTGCGATTAACGCTACTGGTGCGATTAATGCTACCTCTGGATTGAATGTAGGAACTGCTGCAACCATACATGCCAATGGTAATGTCACTTGTGGTATTATTACAACAACAAATATAGTAAACTCAGAACCACTCTCCCATCGGAACAAGGTCATAAATGGTGGGATGATAATTTCACAAAGAAATGGAACTTCCTCCGTTCAATTATCAGCTACTGAGGTATACACAGTTGATAGATTTACGAGTGATCAAGGTGGTTCTTTTAATATAACAGCTGATGCAACTCAAGTAACAGATCACCCAATTGGTTTTTCAAATGCACTTAAAATTCAATGTGATGCCACAAACACTCCCACTGGTGGTCATAATGGTGGTTTATCTACTTTTATAGAAGGTCTGGATGTTCAAGACTTTGGATTTGGTAGTTCAGGTGCAAAACCTATAACTGTTAGTTTTTATGCAAAATCAGCATCAGCAAATTCTGGTCAGACTTTCGGTTTTATGCTTGGTTATTTTGGAGCTAGTAATGGAAGAACAAAACAAACTAGAAGTTTTACTGTCACTGATAGTTGGCAACGATTTATATTTACATTTGAACCAAATGGTGCTTCACAAACAGATAGCATAAGAAATACTACTGATTATGGATTACAACTATTTTGGAGTTTAGCAGTTGGCCCAGATGATGCATTAAGTGAGATTACTACTTGGACAGCAGCGAGTCCGTTAGTGGGAGTTTCTGGTCAAAGTAACTTATTTGACACTGTTAGTAATCAATTCTTCTTGACAGGAGTTCAATGTGAAGTTGGCTCATCGGCCACTCCATTCGAGCACCGCAGTACTGCAGATGAACTTAGACGTTGCCAGAGATATTATCAAGAAATATCAATGAGTACAATATTAATGGGTTCGACTAATGGTTCGACACAAATGGGAAATGTATCAATTCCATTGGCAGTTCCCATGAGGTCAGCACCCACTATTGCTAGTGGTATTACTTATCATATGTGGCATGGAGATAATGGTGGTGCTAATAATGATGGAACAGCTTTAGTCGCAGCTTCTTTCAGCACCTCAAATAATCCATCACATTCAGTGCTTTTAAGAGGAACACTAAATGGTTTTTCTGGTAGAACTGACAATAGAATAGCTGGTGCGTGTGCTAATTCTGGCACAAATATTAAAATGGATTCGGAGCTTTAAACTATGGCATACCCAACAGACCCTATTTACAAATTAGTAAAAGACTATTCATTCGGAGGAGAAGTTCTTCGTGGTGTTCTTCGTGGAACAGACGGAGCAGGGATTCCGATTGACGAAGGAAATAAAGATTACCGAGAATACTTGGCCTGGGTTGCCGAGGGAAATACGGCAGAAGCCGCAGACTAAATAACAAAAAGGCATAAAAATGAGCACACTCAAGGTTAATACAGTTTTATCAGGAGATACCCCAACCGTTAATGTTACGGATGGGTTAAGTGTTTCTGGTGTCTCTACTCTTACTGGTGGGCTAAAAGTTGGAACGGCAGTTTCAATTGCTGACAATGGTAATGTTGGAGTATCTGGTATTATTACTGCTTCAGGTCTACACCCAAAACAAACAACCACATCTGCTACTGGTGCAACTACCACAGGAGAAATTTTAACTCGTTATGAAGAGGGCACATGGACACCTGTGGTTGCAGATGCCTCTACTGGTGGCAATGTAGCTGGAAGTTATGGTGAAAGAAGTGGGTGGTATACAAGAATAGGTAATTTAGTATTCGTACAATGGCGTATGCAAGCTATTGATACCACAGGAATGACTGGAAGTAACACATTGTACGTTAGGGGATTACCCTACACAATCAAATCTGCAACAGGTAGAATTGTTACAGGTCACGTTGAATTAAGCAATGTTAACGTAGATGGCACAAGTTATAATGCGAGTATATTTGCAAATGTGGGTTCTAGTAATAATGATTTTTTCAGAATTTTTACTAATCGTGATGGCAATAGTCATACTAGTTTAACTGTATCTACTTTTCCAGATGCTGACAACGAACTTAACGGCAATTTCTTCTATGAAACGAATGCTGCATAACATTGATAAATAACTAAAAAGTAATAAAAATGTCAGACATTAGATTTGAAGGTTGGTTACATAGAAGCGGAACTGGTGGAGTTTATCAAGACTCTGCTGGTAATGTTGGTATAGCTAGCACACAACCTAAGACTAATTTAGACATAGGAAATGGTGCTTTTCAAGTAGGCCCTGTTGGAATATGCACTGTAACTACGGTAAAATCAACAAATATAGTAAACTCTCAACCACTCACTAATCGTAATTTTTTAATCAACTCCAGTTATCAAATAGCTCAAAGAGGCACATCAAGTTCTACAATTAATAATTATGTTGTTGATAGATGGAGAACTTTTGGAGGGCCCTCTGGATTTACAATATCAAGAATAGATGATGCAACATATGCAACTAGTGGAAAGGCCTTAAGAATGCATAGAACTAATGGCAATAGCCAAACAAATAATCATGGATTTGGTCAAGGAATAGAAACTTTAAATTCATTAAGGTTAGCTGGTCAATCAGTTATACTTAGTTTTAAGGCAAAAAGAGGTGCTGATTTCTCTGGATCGGGCAACACAATAAATTGTAGTATAAATGCTGGAGAGGGAACTGATGAGAATCCTTTTGGAATGACAAACACTAATTCCTCTAGTCAATCTTTTACATTGTTAGAAACTGATACAAGTCATACTCTTACTTTTGATATTCCTTCAGATAAAACACAGGTAACTGTTTTATTTAACTATACTCCAACTGGAACTGCTGGTACAAATGATTGGTTTGAGATTGCAGATTGTCAATTAGAAATGGGAACTGAGGCCACTCCCTTTGAGTATGTTTCTCATGGTGATGAACTTGCACGTTGCTATAGATATTGTTATGTAATAAGTGATGGAGCTATTGGTATGGGAGCACAAAAAGCAAGTGATCAAATAATTGGCCATATCCAATTTCCAGCGACAATGAGAGCAACACCAACAGCAACAACAGATTCTCTAGTTTTAAGAATAGATAGTGGATTACACCTAGAAAGTTCATCAAGTGGAACCTTTACATTATCTGAAGCGGGCCCTCGAAGTACAGGATACAAAATGACAGGATTCTCTGGAGGATTAGCTAATGGTTCAGGATTTTTTGTCAAAGAAAATTCTGGATCAATAACCTTATCTGCGGAGTTATAATCATGTCAATTAAATACAAACTTCTTGAAGATCCTAACATTGTGTTAAAAACTGACACAGATTTACCTAATGTATATGTCTCGATACCTTTTGACAATGGAAATAGAGATTACCAAGAATACTTGGCCTGGATTGCTGATGGAAACACCCCAGAAGCCGCAGACTAAATATATTGGATTCACATACACTATAAATAATCCATAACGCATTAATATAAGATTGGAATAACAACATGGGTCTTTCCAGATTAGAGAATTTTTTAAAGAACGTTCGCGGGAACATCCTGTAT